TTGTTTTAACGTCGGTTTTGATTTTTTGCCTGGCGATGGTTTAAACGTTTTTTTTGGTTACCATACCGTCCTTCATGCCGTCAATGGCCTTCAATCCAACTGCGGTTGCATCGGGAGCGCCGGTGCCTTCATTTGCGCCAGCATCGTACATTTTCCAAAATATTCTTTTCATTTCTGTTTGTTTTTTACAGTGATAGATAGGTAAGTATTAATGAAGCATCTATGCTTGCTGCTTTCTTTTCCGGCACCTGTGCTTCCTCAGCGGCAGGGGTGGACATATCGAAAAGCAATTGCGATAGCTGCTTTATTTCAATGAGTAGGAGTTCACTTGTTTCGGCTGATGGTTCGGCTGATTTAATAAACTTTTCCAGCTTCTTTACCCTTTCAGCCATTTTATCGGTGTCGGCTTTTGATGCACTTACAAGTGGCGTGTATTGATTAACCCCCCATCCGGTCAGGCTACTACCTTCGTACAATTTCAATTCGGTTAGCTCATACATGCCAGACTTTGTATCGTCACCAATCTTATTATATTTGATTGTTTGGTAGCCAATGGAATGCTCTGTAATCAATCCACTATCAACCATTTTTAGGAAATCTTCACCCAATGAATGAGTGCCAATTTCAGAAACGTAAAACAAGCCATAGTTATCCTCTTTCAGTTCAACTATTTTGCCTAAAGGCTGACTTACATCATGGTTAAGTAGGTGCTTGATTCGTGGTTGTGAGCTGTTCGGCCCTTGTTCCATGATAGTTTTAGCAAATGCGCCCTTTCGAACAACATCTCCGTAGCTGTCTACTTTATCAAATGCTGAAAAGTAACCGCTTACGGTTCGCTTTCCAACGTCAACAGACTTTATTTCGCCTGCCAGTGATTTATATTGATAAATCTTTCCCATAACTATAAATAGGTTGTTGAATCTCTTCGCCTTGCTGCAATGGTGCATCTGCAATTAACGACATCCCCGGCACCGGCACCTAATGAAACATCACCTGGGAATAGGAGTTGCGCCCCACTTTTAGGATCGGTAAACGGTTGCATGTACTCGGTCTTTAAACCCATCATGTGAAAGTGATCCGCTTTGTCATCACCTTCTGCGCCCCTTGTTCTTTTGTCCCTTGCAGAAATCCAAACCACATCAGCCGGGTACGGTAGCTTACTGATGCTGTCATACTTCGCCCATCCCATAGCCCTGTTACTTTCTGTTCGTGCAATGGCAGCGGCCCGTACTTTATCCAATCCGGTGGCTTCAATCTGCTTTATGATGTCATCGTAGCTAATGCCCGATTCAAGCCCTTTGCTAATGATGTTTAGGGTAGTCTTTTTTGTGTAGGCCGTCATGTTGGTAATCAAATCATACAAAAAACTATCAAGCCAATCCTGAAGGCTTGCTAACCAATTATGTGAAAAGCCCATTCCTTTCGATTGCAGGTTTTGCTTATAATATGCCTCCGCTTCTTTTGGCACTATGTTTTTATACATACGTTCCAATACGGCTGTAATTGGATCGGCTTTAATTAATTGCTCAATGCCAACATAAGCAGATAGCAACCCATGCTCTTTTGCTGCTTTTATCACTGGCGCTTTCTGCTTCCGCAATGCCCACATTATTTTTGCACGCCAAAAGACTTCATAGGCTTGTTGCTGTTGCAGGTGTGCAACTCTTTGAGCGGCCTCACTGTTGCGTATCTTGGCCATAATCCTCCGTTATTTGCACGTCAGGCATACTTACATCACCAATAGGAATAACCGAGCCGGTTACCGTGTAAAGGTTCATCATCTCATCATCCACCGCATCCCACTTCAGCAGATCCCTTGCTTCGTTTCGGTTAATAATGCCACTACCAACCAGCTTGATTGCCTGCTCAGATAGCTTCTGCATATCTCCCTGCATTTCAGGCAAGATGCTAATATCAAAGTCAACATAGTAACCTGCTTTGCCAAACATGGGCAGTAGCCATTGGTTCCACATCTCACGATATGCCACAAGATCGGAGTAAATGCCATTGGTTACTAAGAACCGTAACGCTGCATCTGCATTGTCATATTTATTATCAGACCTAAGCAGCGCAGGCGGGAACTTAAATACGGTTGCCAGTCTTTCATCGGTCATTTGCCGCCCTTTGAGCAGCTCCATATCAACGGAGGTTAAGCCGATGTCATGGTAATCCAAAGGCAAAGACATTCCCCCTACGTTTGCTTTATTATCGGTTCCATTCAGCCAGTCATTTATTGCCGTCCTAAGTTGTGGCACTTGTACCTCGTTCAATATCTGCTTTGGTGTAAATGCACCCCTCGCACCGCCATTCTGGTACATCTTAGCCATTGCCTTGCTACTATCGTTGCTGCTTTGTAAATCAAGCAATGCCGCTTTCAATGGGCTTAACCCATATAGGTGGCTTCCATCAGTTTGCACATCTGGATTCTGATACTTCGATAGATACACCTTCATTCTATCCAACTCATTCACACCGGCACCCATTGGACTAAAGTAAACTTTCATGGCATCCATCAGGCTGGCATCAGGTACCAACGTAACCCATTGAGGTGGAAGAACGTGGATTGATAGTGGTGTTTTGCCTACTAATCCTGTATTTGAATAAACAGGCGCAAGACCTGCCAACTTTAAGAACATCAGCCACATTTTCCTGAACTCACCTTCTGTTTGGTAGGTATTCGGCTTTCGCATCAGATCGGCTGCGGGGTCACCCTCCATAACCTCGTCGAATGCGCTTGATTTAGTCAACAATGCATTTTTATTGTACCCGCTTTTTGTCATGCGGTTATAGCGGTCAGCCTTTTGCCTGTCTTTTACTTTGTAAACGTAGAATGGAATGTCTGCAAATTTATCCATCTCAGCCGTAACTATCGAATACACAGCGCTGTTGCCAGTGTAGCCGTTTATATAGCTATTGATGCCAATTGGTATCATAGAAAAGCCGCTGCCCGTCCAAATAAGTTTGAACGGTAACGCCTCTGCTTTTGCTGCTTTCTTTTTAAACGGCCATATGTTCATAGTGCTTGTATGATTAATTGAGGCTGGCTTAGGTAAGAGTGTATTGCATATCGTTTTGCATCCATTGCATCGTCATTTGCTTTTACTGGCTCCTCTAATATCTTGTCGTTTTTGTCTTTCTTCCACTTGTAGCCATTTATTTCACGAATAGTGTTTACACTTCGCCTAGTGATAAATAGGCGAACACCTTTAACGGACATAATTCCAGCCCAAACATCTTTATTTGCCTTGTGGATATTAAAACCTTGCCTGTAAAGTTCTTCTATGCTATCTGCTTCTGATGAATCGGCATATATGTATTTTACCATGTTAATAATGCCCTTCATTTTTTCGGTAAGTTCCGGCTTGGTCAATCCTGATTCGTAAATCAGTTCATCTACATAAACAGCGCCCTCATAAAACTCAGCTTCTACCAATGCGCATGGGTGCACAAACCCAAAGTCAAGCCCGTAAACGGATTCCCCTTTGCCTGGCATTTCTTCGACTATCTCCCATCCCCGGTAAATTATTTCTTCAGACCTACCCCGTAATCCAAGGCCATACACTTCCCACATATAAGGGTCTGGCAATTTTTTATAGCTTTCTATTTCAGCAATCTGTTCATCGGTAAGGTTTTGAATATTGTCAAGGTATGTAGAATGAAGTTTTTTGTTTTTTGGGTCATCGGCTATATCGTAAACCCAACAATTAAAGTCCGAGGGGTTAAGATCAAGTATTTTAGGGCCAGTGGTTCTTAGTGCCAATTGCCGGTAAACAGAAAGGCTATTATTGTTTGCCTCATTCATGTAAAGAATATCACGCCTTGGGCCCTTTGCCTTTCTTTCATCTTCTAATCCGAAAAGCTCTATATAACTGCCGTCTTGAAATGTATAAATAAAATCGGTGGCACTCCAATTGTTATCATCCCATAAATTGAGATCGTCCATGTTGCTTTTAAAGTCACGCAATGCACCTTTCTTTATGTGTGGGAGGCTATCGCTAACAATGCTTATTCTTAATTTACCTTCTGCTATTTTAGGCCAACTTTTAGAAAGTATTTTCTTTCTGAATTTTGCATCACTAGCCAGCAGTATCAAATCAAAAACAGTTCCATACGTTTTACCGCTGGAACTTCCACCCTCTTCGACTATAACAGGATGGCCTTCCTCTATAGCCTTCATCACTCTTTTAGCTGTAATTGTTGGCTCAATCGCCATCTGGCCAGTTTATTTCAATGGGAATAGTTTTTATGGTTTGGTCAACCTCTGTTCTTTCAACATATCCCCGCTTCTTTCCTTTGGTTTTTAAGTAAAATATTATAGCAGTATCGGACGGCGGTAAATCGTAAATTATATCTTCCCCGTCTTTTGTTTCACCGTTTTTAACAGTCACCCCTGTAATCTTTTCAAATAGCTTTGATTCTACAAAATCGATAGCTGATTCATTAATTTCTTCGTAAGCCTGCCTATATTCTTCATCCTTTTCCAACCAATCGTAATGAGTGCACCTGTTAATACCAACCGCTTCGGCTGCCATTGACACCCTGCCAAAAGATGCTTTTAAAGCAGATAACATTGCCTTTTTTATATTGTTGGATTCTGTTGGCATCAAAACAATTCTTGCTGTTTAACCTTTACAACCTTTACTTTTCCAAAATTAGCGATTCTAAGCGATTCCTGCCGTTCTATTTCTTTCATGGCACCAATAGCCGCCGAACGCCCTAAACGGGCTACAAGCCGATTAAAAGTGGCTTCCTGTTCATCTTTTTGGGTTTCTTCCAATATAGATAGGCCGTCAACGTCCTGTTGACCGCATGGCCGCCGGTAACGGGTGTAAAAAGTTGACTTTTCAGAATATAGCTGCCGGCACACTAACCCATGGAATACCGGCCAAAGCTGGTTGGTTTCGTGAAGGTGTTCAATTTTGCCGGGGTACTTTTCATGTAGCCGGTATATTTCCATGATGCAGTGGTGAAGTAAGTCACCCTGCAAATCTACAGGGTGTTGCTTGCTAATAAACTCATTTACACGCTTATCAGTGTAAATGCCAGCTACTATATCGTGAATGTCCACGATACCAAATATATAACTTTTAATAATTCAAATATTTTCCTAATCTTACCCCCATAGTAAGGTGGAAGGCGCCGGCTTGGTAACGAAGGTCAATCAATCCACGGCTGTCACTGTATCGGTATTGAATGCCATAGATGAAATAAGCCTCTTTTAGCCCCTCTTTAGGCTGTGGCTGTAATACTTTACCATAACCACCGTAAATAGCAACAGTGTACGTCTGAAGGCCAGCAATAGCACCTATATGGTACTTTACCGATTGCTCATATCCTGCTGTGGCCGCAACTATTGGGCCAATGTAATCCTGGTTAAGATGAAGGTATCCAGCAGTTACATGACCCGTTACCATCATGCGGGTGGATAGCCCGGCCTGTATGTCGGTGAATATTTGCCCATAAGTGTTAGCACTTATAAGTAATAACATTAATATCTTTTTCATTATTTTATATTTTTTATAAAGATAGTGAAATAATATTATAAAGCATAAATTTTATGCGCTATCCCTTTCCCTAAAATATAACTCCCTGTATTGATAGCCATTTGCAAAACAATGTCTTTGAACTTCCATTTCTTATTCAAACTAAGTGTTATCCCTGTTTGTCCTGCCAGCATCGAAGTGGTGATAAACTGATTTAGGTGGTATTTGTCCTTTGTCCATGCCATCAGGCTACCCCCCACCCATGTAGATCCGTTGGCCCTTCGCCAGGTGCTATCAGGGTTCCACCATTGCTCATTAGCCTGCGGGTGTAGTTTTCGGTAAGCCCACGGATTATGAATAATAGCCTCTTGTTGCCCACGGCTGAAACCTGCTATCAATCCGGCTGCGATGATGGATGGTTGCTTCCATTTTTGGGCAGCGGAGGAGGTGGTAAGTAAGACTAAAAACAACCACCATACCCGATTACCCGATTTTATATACCTCATATTAGTACCCCCATATACTTTTTATAAAAAAACTATACCCCCCCTATTTGCTAAATAATCATTCCTATCGGTCTTTTTGTTATAACTATTTATAAAGCAATCACTTACACGTACTTTTCCAAAAAAGAAAAAAATCACAATCGGGTATGATTTTATAAATAATTAATCAAATATACTACATTAATTAATATGAATCGATTTATTTAGTATATTTGGGCATGAAATACATAAATCGAAACTCAGGTGTTTACGGCATTTTTTCAGGAAGAGCCTGTTTGTACATAGGATGTACAACGGATTTTGATGCTAGATATAAGCAGCATGTAAAAATGATATATGACAAAAAGCATCATAATCAAATTTTACAAAATTACATTGAGCAAATAGGGGTTGCTAATCTTAGGTTTGAAATTCTTTTTTTATGTCACGAAACGGATTTGCTTTTTTACGAAAAGTTTTTTACAGATTATTTCAGACCAATAACAAAAGTATCTGCAATATCTAAAGCCTTCCCCGACCCTTTAAAATATGTTGCAGAATATGATTTAATAAAAAAACATTTTGAGGGACAGGAAGTTAGTGCAAAAAGGTTAGCAGAATTATTAAATGTAAATTTAAAACGAGTTGGTATGATTTGCAAAGAGCTTGGATTTGCAAAAAGAAAAAAAAGTAATATTGGAGGAGCCGCTTTTTATAAAATATAAAAAAAGACCCGTATAATTACGGGTCTTTTTTTTGTATAGATTTTATTAAAATTGTCTTTTTACCTCCCGATTGGCTGTTCTTTTTTTCTTCAATATGTAAACCGTACACATCAGAAAAGGCTTCTATACCCGATTTTAGTCTTTTTTGTGAGTAGTCCTTTTTGTCCAAATCGGCAAAAGCAAGGAAGTTTTTGTACAAATCCCCGAAAAATTGAGGCTGTGGATTTACTTTCATGCTTTCGACCACATCCTCAAACCAATCAAAAAACTCCTCGGTATAGTGTAGCTTAATCTGCTTCTTTTTCATGCTTTCACTACTGTAAGCATCACTAACACCATTAACCAGGTATTGCTGCACGCATTCAAACATAACATTATAAAACCGGTTCCATTCGTCCGCATCCCAGTCATCAAAAAGGGAGTGACCAAAGAAGTCGGCAGGGGTATTTTTTAGGCCAAAGTAATTCCCAAACTCAACCACCCTGGCACGCCTCTTTGCGTGGTTGCCGGTTAATTGGATTGAATAGTTCGTGGTAAACCCAAACTTTGGGCTATCGGCATAAGATATATAAAGCTCATCCTTGTTCTTTTTCTCTACCGGCAGCCCCTCGGTTATGCCTGAGTAAAAGCCTTCAAAGTCAACATTGCGCCTGCAATCTTCAATCACTATTAACTGTGTGTCAAGAGATACCCGTTGAAAGGCAAATGACTTATCAAGTTTAAAATTCTTACCATCTACAAAAACCACGTTTAGCAGCTTCGATATTGCTTTAAAATAGATGCCCTTTCCGGTGCCACCACCTTCTTTTTCATTGTCCATTTCCTCGGCCAAAATAATGGCATAAGGCCGCTTTGGGTCTTTATACTTGTGCAATAGGTAGCCGGTTATTCCTAAAATATATTCAACCCGCTGGATGTCATCCATGCAAATCTTTTGGATGAACCTGATAAAATCAGTACCCAATAAATCAACACTATCGTCTATATCAATCCTGAAAGGAATAACCTGTGACCGCCACACATGGGCGTTAGCCTCTGAATAAGATAGCAGTTCAAACTTACTTTTAGTAATCCTTACCACACCATTCATAAAACAAAAATGGGCTTTGTCAGGAGTGTCTTTTATTAGCTTCAGGTCAGCCCGTGGCAGGAATTCTAGAAATGATTTACTAAAAAATGTGTCAGCCCCCTTGTAAATTACCTCTAATAAGTCTGCCCCTGTGATACCGTCAAACGTGTCAGGCAAGCCCATGACATAATCCTTTACAAACTTTTTCATTTGTTCGCTTGATACCTCTTCTACAAACCCATCACGTACCTGAATAGTTTTGTAGATCGTGCTGGCTTTGTCATAGTAGTAAATAAAAAAGCCCCCCGTTTCAGATAAAAAGTTCACCAGCTTATAACGCAGAATTTGGATGTTGCCTTTGTCGCTTACCTCCCAAAAAGTGCAGATGCGTTTACCCCAGTCACTTTCAAGCTGTGTCACAATCTTTTCAGCATCTTCCTTTGAAAGGCCATGTTGCTTGGCAACATACCAGGCAATCTCCCCCGGCTCACTTCCTTCCTCTTTTTTACGGAATACATCCCGCATCACTTTTTTGCTTGCCTGCGTTTTTCGTTCCCCATAGCCTTTTTCAATCAGCTTCTTTGCGCATAGCTGCCAGTCATTGTTACATTCTAGAATACAAAATACGGCTGCCGGCTTATATGCCCGCTGTGGCTCAAATTGTGTGCTGGTAGTAAATACAGAAAACCATCCCTTTTCGTGAAAGAAATCACCGCTACTTTTGCTGTCTGTTTTGCCGGGTCGCAATAGTATTGTCCGACCTCCACGATCCGCCACATGCTGCCAGCCTGCGTTGTAGAGGCAAGTCAGCATATCATCCACCCCACGGGCATTATAATCTTCAAACGGGGAAATATGAAAGCCCTCTGTTTGGCTTGTTTGGCGTTCGGATTTAGCAGGCTCAAAGTATTGGTTAAAGGAGCGCATAGTGTCTAACAGATCATCCCTTTCATCAATAGTCAGAACAGGGATAGCTGCATCATTCACAACAGTGTAGCAATCAGTAGGAGGAGCAACCACATATCCGCCTTCGCCACGGGTTTCTATTAATACCCGGACTTTATCAGCAGGATTTTCTTTACGCTCCTTCTCATTGGTTGGCCGCTGTGCTAATTTCTTATTGCCTTCAATAACCTCACACCGAAAGTAAAGATGTAGGCCACCTGATTTTGTGCGAACAATATAAAGTTTCAATCTGATTCTTTCAGGAATGGCATTTAAAACGGCCGCATTAAATTCATCAGCATTTTCAGCATATTTTGAATCAATATCAATCACTTCCAGGTTTCCACTAACTGCTCCACAAATTACAGCCTGCCCAATAGATTTAGGGTTGGTCATTTGTGCCGCCAGTTCAGTAGGTGTTATCATTTGGCTTTGATACTTTTTCCAAGGCAACACGGCCCGCTTGTTCGCATCCACTGCGATGCGACAAAGTCCATCAATCATAAGGTAAAGTTTTTATCATCAGTTACAAAAACGGTTGCACCGGCATCTCTTAGTTCTTTGTGCCGGTGTAGTTGCAATGGATCGGGCTTGCGGCCAATGTCTTTTACTTCGATGTAGATGGTAGTACCTTCCTTTATTGCTTGCAGGTCAGGCCATCCATTTTTAGTAGATTGAAGTATTTTAACAACATACCAGCCCCGCCGCTCAAGATTGCGGATTATCGATGCCTGTATCTTGCTTTCCATCTGCCAGCTTTTTAAACAGTTCTTGCAATTCCTTACGATGCCTTGCCTTCACCATAATGGTGACAGGTACTTTCTTTTCATTTGCAGCCACTTTAGGCCTGCCTACTTTTTTTGCCATAGTAAAAATATTTTTACAAATATATAAGTTTTAATTGAAATTAAATATATATTTGCAATGAGGACACAAAAACACCTCATTTAATATTATGGCACTTTCAAATTATGACAGCAGCAAAATCTTTCTGTCTGTGAGCGATGGCTCCCTTGTGCGTTCTTTTAAAAGCCCGAACGCCAACACACAGGAACGGATTAACAAAAAAGGCAACACGGTACATGAGCAGAAGTTTCGTGACATCAGCGGCACCATTACCGCCATCTCCAAACGTGAGCATGACTACGGTGTTGATCTGCAATTAACTATGCAAGATGGTGATGAGCAGTATCAAATCTCAATGCCATATAGCAGCAGGTACACAACCAGCTTTTTGAAGGCATTGCCAAACATTGACATTACTAAGCCATTGAAGCTAATGCCGTGGAGTATGGTTGATAAAAACGATGCAACTAAAAAAATCACCGGCATTACCTGCTACCAGGGTGAAAAGATTGCACCTTATTACACAAAGGAAGATCCAAAAGGATTGCCGCAAATGGTGCAGGTGAAGCTGAAAGGAAAGGTTACATGGGATGACACCGATATGATGGATTTCCTTTTTGGCGAAGCTGTAAAGCAATTGCAAGTTACTGCATGGGATACAAATATTGATGACAAAAACAATTCACCAATTTAATAAAACTCCAAATATGGATAATCAATTAATCACTACCGAACTGAAAGAAGTTGTTCAATCTTCAAAGATTGAGCTAACAAAAGCAGAATCTATTGCTTCCAACTATGCGCCAATACTTGCAGAAGTACAGGTGCAAATGGAAGTAGTCAAAACACTTGTAAAAGGAGAAAAGCTACACGTTGAAAAAGCAAAGCGTGTACGCATTGATTTGGGCAGAATAGCCAGTAAAGCCGCTGCACAAAAGAAAGCCGACAAAGATGAATTATTGCTGCAAACTCGTTTTATTGATGCTTTGTTCAACACTGTTGAAGGTGCGGCCAGGATCACACAAAATGAGGCAAAGGAAATTGAAGAACACTTTGAAAAACTGGAAGCCGAAAGAAAAGCAACACTACGTGCCGAAAGATGGTCTGTTCTTTCTGAGTTTATGGATCATGAACCAATTGGTCTGGATAACATGGAGCAGACTGTTTTTGATAACCTTTTATCCGGTGCAAAGTTTGCCCATGAAGCAAAGTTAAAAGCTGAACAGGAGGCCGAGGCCGAAAGATTGCGATTGATTGAAGAACAGCGCATTGAACAGGAGCGCATAAGGCAAGAAAACGAAAGGCTGAAAGCCGAGGCTGAGGCAAAAGAAAAGGAGCTTGCTGCTGAACGTAAGCGGGTAGAAGAAGAACGCAAGGCCGCTGATGCTGCTGCTAAAGCTGAACGTGATGCACTGGAAGCAGAAGCCGCAAAGCAACGTGCTATTATTGAACAGGAGCGCAAAGAAGCTGAGGCTGCAAAGCTAGCTGCTGAACGTGAATTGCAGGCAAAGAAAGATGCTGAGGCAAAAGCTGAGCGTCAAAGGCTGGCTGAAATAGAACGCCAACGCAAAGAAGCCGAAAACCTGGCTAAAGCGCCTATTAAAAAACAACTTACCGTCTGGGTAGATTCTTTTGCTATTACTGAAAAGCCAGTTGATAATGAAATATCATCTGCTATTACTCAAAAGTTTGAAGCCTTTAAGTCATGGGCAAAAACACAAATTGAAGCACTATGAGGCAAAGTAAATTAAAAGGCAACCAAATTACTTTTTTGGATAATCGCTTTTACGAAGTGAACGGTGTATTTGTTCCATCAGTCACCACCATTTTGCAGGCATACCCAAAAGACGCTGGATTTTATAAGTGGCTAAAAGAGGTAGGTAATGATGCCGATGCTATAAGAGATGCAGCCGGGGAACGTGGCACCACCGTCCATAACTTAACTGAAAGGCTTGATGAAGGCTTAGAGGTAAACTTATTGGATGAAGGCGGCAAGCAGCAATTCACTATGCAGGAGTGGGCAATGGTAGGTAGGTATGTAGAATTTCGGCAAAGGTTCCCCTTGCAGATTCTAGCAAGTGAGATGCAGTTGATTTCAACCGAGATAGGCGAAGCTGGAACATTGGATAGATATGTGGAAATTGATGGCACCCGCATGATTTTAGACATCAAAACCAGCAACCAATTGTATGATCACTATTGGCTACAACTGGCAGCATACAAAAGGCTATTTGAGGCAACCAGTGGGCAAAAAGTTGATGCGGTTGGAATAATATGGCTAAATGCAAAGACACGCACCAATGGCACCAAGGGAGCAATCCAGGGCGAAGGCTGGCAGCTACTAACGAAAGAAGATACCAGCCACGATATTGAGTTGTACGAAGCAACAAAGATGCTTTGGAAGGCTCAGAACAGCGGCCTAACTCCAAAAAATATCACTTATAATTTAACTCATAAAATCTAATGGAGTTAAGACCGTACCAAATCGACATCGCAAACCGTGCTGCTGACATCATAAGGCAGCACGGCCTCTGCTACCTTGCTATGGAGGTTCGGACAGGCAAGACATTGACAGCCTTACAGATTGCAACCTATCTGCAATGTAAGGATGTGCTATTTGTAACAAAAAAGAAAGCTATAGGCAGCATTGATAGCGATGCTGTGGCATTTGGTGTAGGCTTTGGAATGGTAATTACCAATTATGAGCAACTGCACAAAGTGCAGGAAGGATTTGATTTGGTGATTTGCGATGAGGCTCACGGTATAGGTGCATTTCCACTGCCATCAGAAAGGCATAAAGAATTAAAGCGCATTTGCAAAAATGGCTGCAAAGTCCTTTTTCTATCAGGAACCCCCAGCCCTGAAAGCTACAGCCAATTTTACCACCAATTTGCGATCACTGAATATAGCCCGTGGAATGCCTACATCAACTTTTACAAGTGGGCAAAAGATTACGTTATACCGTCAACGCTATATCTATACAATCGGGAGATAAAAGATTATTCCAACGCCATCGAAGAAAAAGTAAAGGCAGATATTGAGCCGTTGTGCATTAGCTACACGCAGGCAGAGGCAGGATTTGAACAAGTAGTTGAAGATGTAGTGTTAACCGTGCCAATGCCTGCCAATGTAGATGCGTGCATAAAGCTGATTAAAAAAGACCGGGTATTTACTACAAAGTCAGGCGGTGTAATCATGGCCGATACTGCTGTAAAAATGATGCAAAAAGTTCATCAGCTATGCAGTGGGTCAGTAAAGGATGAAGACGGCGAAATGCACCCGTTTAACGACTTTAAAGCCCAATTTATCAAAGAACATTTTGCAGGCAAAAAAATAGCCATCTTTTACAAGTTCATTGCTGAGGCTGTGCATATCACAAATGTTTTTGGTAAAGAGAATATTGCTGAAACGCCGGAGGAGTTTAACCAGGCAAGCCATCTTATTTACATCAGCCAAATCCAGTCAGGGCGTGAAGGCATAAATTTAAGCACAGCGGATGCACTGGTAATGTATAACATAGATTTCAGTGCAGTAAGCTACTGGCAAGCAAGGGCAAGGCTGCAGGCAAAAGACAGGGTTAATGATGCAAAAGTTTACTGGATAATGACAGATGGAGGTATAGAGCAAAAAATATTTGAGGCTGTTAATGCAAAAAAAGACTTTACATTAAGTCACTTTAAAAAAGTATATTTATAAAAACAAAAAACTATGAAAAAAATCAACCCATTAACGGGCAAAGATTCGAGAGGCCGAAAGCCGTTACCTGAAAAAGAAAAACAGGTAGTAGTCACATTTTTTGTAAAGGCTAAATATTTAAAGGCAGCAAAAAAAGATGCTGCTGAAATTGAAGCAAAATATAAAGTATGACCTTAGAAGATTACGTAGACCATATTGCAGATGGCAAAGATATCCCAAAGATCACTGGCAATAGAAAGCACTTCAAAACTGGCTACTTACCAAAGTTTAGGCAGTTTGGTATCGGTTATGCTAGAGGTATCAAAACAAGCGGAATGTTGCACCTTTATTTCCGTGGTGAATTTTACACGGGCAAGCTGTGCAGCAGCAGGTTTGAACGCAGTAAAACCATGAAAGATATGTTAACCAGGTTAGGCAAATTGGAGGGTGAACGCTGGTTTATTTGGAAGCCTGATCAAAAATAGTTCGACACTCCCGAAAAATAAACTAAATAATATTTTTTTAATTAAAGTAAAATAATTAGCTTTGTGTAACAAAATCAAAAAAACATGACAACTAACACAAACATTCAAGAACAATCAAATACTTATAACGTAATTGATTCAATGGGAAGAAACACCACTTTTTATGTAATTGCAAGCAATATAAAAGAAGCATGCAAAGAAGTGCAAAGAATAGCGAAAGAAAAAAACATAAACCTTGGAAACTACTACAAAGTAAAAAGATGTTATAACGGAGGTGTAAGAGGATAACTAATTACCCATTAAACAGCCTGCACCCCGCTACCGTCATTGGAGCGGGGATTGTAGGTAAAATTAATCACCATGAAAAGAACTATCACTATTACCACGCAAAAAGAAATTGACCTTAGCACTCCAGTTTACCGTAAATGGCTAAACGCTTTCTACCGAATCGATGAAAACTATTGCGTAAGGGTTGAAATTGGAATCTTACCTGAAATAAACCTTTTTACAAGTGATTTAGAAAGCCCATGGGATGACCGGGCAGAAGATGCCACCGAGTTAGAGTTTTACACAGCCTACGCAGCAACCCGCAATGCCTTAGATATGGCTGCAAATGTTGAAAGCCTGCAACTTCAGGAGGTGGCCAATGACTGAAGAATCAAAGAAGCGCAGGCTTGACGATGCTAAAGAATGGATTAACAGCCAGTTTAAGCATTTTGAATTAGTTGAATTGATTGCAGAAGCAATAGCCACCGGCAACGGATTTAAGGATTTGATTGAGATGCTTGAATGTGAACGAGAAAATTTCCTTTCTGACTATGACTACAAATAAAATCAGCGCAGTTCATGCGCTTGAACTACTAAAACTAAAATGGCATGGAAAAATTAAGCATAATCAGCATGGTAGTAAATGTTCTATTGCTACTAATATTAGCCAGGCAATCCGACAAAATAGAGGCAATGAAAAAGGTAATCGAAAGGTTGCTTGATAGATAGCCTATTAAAGGGACGCGGAAATGATGGTGTTTGGAGTTTAACGTTTTGTGGCTTTGTGTCAGGCTGCCCTTGCACAAATGTTCAAATTTAGCACAAAAGTTCATAGGGCAAATTGCACAAAACCCGTGTTATACGATGTTTGTTTTAATTTTTTGTGCGGAGGGAATTAATCA